TAGAGATATACAAAATTTTCTGAAAAAACAAATTACGCTGTCTCTTTATGGATTGTTTGCAAAGAAAGGTGCTAAGGTATTTCTTTCTGGAAACAAAAGTATGCTTATTGAAGATGCTTTTGTTAAAGAGTTCAAAACAAAAAATAATAAAACAAAACTTGCAAAGGTCGCAACTGCACCATATGTGCTAATTGATTAACTGGCACACTGACTTGCCACAGCACCAGATTCCTGGTATGATTACTTCATTGATTCTTAATTTATGATTTCCTTTCGCGATCATCAGAATGAATGTCTTGATGCGACTGAGATTCATCCTAAAGGTATTATCTGTGCAACGACAGGTGCAGGTAAGACTCTTGTGGGTATTGGTGACACAATAAGAGAATTTGAGAAAGAGACACCACAAACTGTTGTGGTTGTTGCTCCTCGCATTTTGCTTGCGAATCAACTGTCTTCTGAGTATCTGGAGCATATTGATACAGTTGCTGTTCTTCATGTTCACTCTGGAGAAACGCATCATTTCAGCACCACTAAACCTGCAGAGATTCAGCACTGGGATCAGATAGTGAGAGTTGCATTTAATCCTGATGCTCCTAAGCACAAACTGATCTTCACCACATATCATTCTCTTCATAAAATTATGGAGGCAGGTATCAAGGTGAATACAATTCACTTTGATGAAGCACATAACAGCGTGCAAAAGAACTTCTATGTTGCTACTGAATACTTCAGCAGGAAAGCGGATCGTTGTTATTTCTATACTGCAACTCCAAAGTATTCTTCCACTCCCAAGAAACCTGGGATGAACAATACTCAGGTTTATGGTAACATCATTGCAAATGTTCCTGCTCCCCGTATGGTGAGAGAAGGATATATTATTCCTCCTAAGATTGTTGCTAAGCAAGTATCTTTGGACAGCAATAATGTATTTGAGCGTGACTGCAATCATCTTCTGGAAAGTATTGACGAAGCAGCAGTTTCTAAGGTGCTTGTGTGTGCCAAAGCAACCAAGCAAATCACCAATCTAATCTCACAAACTGGGTTCTGTCAGGAACTAGAAGATCGTGGATATTCTTGGATGGTCATTACATCTAAGACTGGTGCAATCATTGATGGTAAGAAGGTAAATCGTGAGGAGTTCTTTGAGATTCTTCATAAGTGGAGTTTGGATGATTCTAAGAAGTTTGTTTTGCTTCATTATTCTATTCTGTCCGAAGGTATCAATGTATCTGGACTTGAAGCAGTGATCTTTATGCGATCTATGGATGCTATTGGTATCTGTCAGACTATTGGACGGGTTGTGCGACTACATCATAAGGATGCTGCACGACTTCGCTCTGGAGACTTGACACCTGGACGGTTGGAGGACTACCATAAGTCGTATGGTCTGGTGATTATCCCGACCTTCAACTCTGTGGGAATCTCCACCGCTAAAAAAATTCAGAATGTTGTTGACACTGTGTTTCAACAAGGTGAACCTGCTATTTCCACAATCAAACGCTGATTATGATTGATTTCAACACATTTGAACTAGATCGCCTTTCTAAACTCTTGTGGAGTTTGAGAGACTATACCACAAATAATCTTCGCTTTCCCAAAGCAGGGGAACTTGTGGAGATTGCATATGATGTTTATAGCAAAGGACAACTCAAGAGAGTTAATCTACCTGGAGTAGATTTGATTGGCACTGATGGATGCACTTATGAATCAAAAGTCATTCAATTCAAGAATGTGTCAAAAATGGCAGTGCGTGGTGTAATCCTGAAGAATAGTCGCGCCAGCAGTTCTGTCAACGAAAAACTTGCCGATTTCTTTATCTTTACTGATGTAAAACTTGGGAAAGCGTGCTGTGTTCCTTCAAATATGATCTACAACACTAAGTTTACTGGTGCTGTTCTTACTGGAAGTTGTAATCCAAATCAGGATCATTTTTTCCTTCACGGATACCAGGATCAGTATGAAAAAGACTACTTTGCAGAAGCAGAAGAGTTTGATTACGAGTATGTAAAGAGTTTTTAAGATCCCAAAATGGGGCTTGACATCCCCACCCAAAGTTGTTAATCTTGTCTCGTTGGTCAGAACTTCTGTTCATAGCATCGACACTCAAAGCAAATTGCTAACTTTTAATTATGACTCAAATTGTTCCTTTTTTCCAGTCTAATGTGACTTCTTGGGATGCTCTTCTGAGCAATCCTACTTTTGACTCTCTTGACATTCCTGAATTTGAATGTGCTGAATTTGATGATATTCAAATTCTTAAGTGGAATCAACTTCAAATTCAACAACAAAAAAATAAAGCACGAGCAGGTGGTGTTGATACTGATAATATCAACGGTCTCATTGCAGAGTTTCAAAAAGGTTATCGCGTAACCGAACTTCCTCCTGTTGTGATGATTCTTCCCAATGGTAAAAAGCAACTTTGGGATGGATACAATCGTAGCAACGCTGCATATAAACTTGGTATTCAAGATTATCCCTTTCTTGTATATCGACTCAAAAAAGATTGGGAAGATCGTATTGAAGATGCCTATGATATGGTGTCTCTTGGTTCTAACAATCACACAGTTGCAAAGCGACATACTATCAATGATTTTGTGAATCGTGGCGTGTGCTACTGCAAGCGTCACGGTAGTAATCTTTCAAAGAAAGAAATCAAAAATTGGATTGAAAGTATTGATCACTCTTTTACAGCAAAGCAAGTTGAAGATGCCGTAAATCGAATCTATCAACAAACCACAATCGCTGTCAACATTCTCCCATTCCCTTACCCACAAAACGCACAGTCTAAAGTTGCTGAAATTGTAGATACTGATTCTTCTACAAATCCTGTTGTGATTTGTTGTAAAGATGTAATGTATGTGAAGCGTGGTTTCATCCAAATTATGGAAAACTTTGTCCAAAGGGACATTGAGATGACTGATGTTGTGACTTATACTAAAGGTTGTGAAACTGCAGAAGAAGTTACCAAACAACGACAGTTCGCAGTTGATTATCTCAAAAAACTTGATGATCTTGTTGTTCAATATGTTGTTAAGCGTATGAGTAATCAATCTTCTGCATATTCGATTGCAGGTGCTCTTCCCCAACTGATTGGTGTGGAAGATCCTCAATCTCTTGTTGAAATTAACTGATGGAGGGATTTATTGTAGGTAAAGGTGAGTATGCGGCAGTGCCATTTGGTAAAAAAGGATATATAATTATCCATAACGGTCAGCAATTAGAAAAAATCTGCAGAACAGAATCATCTGCACGAAAGTATATTGCTGATCATAAGAAAGGAAAATCTGTAGCAAAGTTACCAATATGAGATATACCTCCACAAGTTTATACCGCTACGCTGGTGGTAAAAACACTATGAAAGATGAGATCATTAAGATTATTGATGAGATTCATCCTAATCTTACATATATGATGTCACCTTTCATGGGTGGAGGTTGTATTGAACTTGCCCTTGCAGCAAGAGGTGTAAAAGTTCAAGCATATGATTTATTTCAACCTCTTGCTGATTTTTGGGAGATTCTAACCACAGAAGGTGGAAAGAGAATTGGAGAAGAAGCAGCAAAGCATTATCCTCTAAAAGATAGAGAACACTATAAGTCTTTTCTTCCTCTTTTAGAGAGTGATGATAAGTTCACCCGAGCATGGTCATTTTACATTTGCATCAAAGGTGCCTTTAGTGGAGATCTTGGTCACACATCAGAATCATCCAGAAAGAATCTAAATCTTTCTGGTATTCATAAACTCATTGGGTTCTATAATCCAAACTTCTCATTTTCTTTTGGAAATTGTTTTGATACAATACCAAAGCATCAGAATGATTTTATGTATTTGGATCCTCCTTATTATAAAACTACATCATACTATTATGGTATTGATGGAAGCACTCACGAAGGATTCAATCACGATAAACTTTCTGATGTCTTGAAGCAACATAAAGGTGGGTTCGTGATGTCTTATGACAACACAGATTACCTTAAAGAACTTTATAAAGATTGGACAGAGTTTCGCTATTTGGAGTTTGATTATCAGATGGCAGGTGATGTAAGTTGCAGAGGAAAGAAAACGGAACTTATTATCATCAAACATCCAGAAGTGAAGGTGGAATCTAATCCAAATGCACTAGAGAGTTTATTGTACTGAGGACAGTTGGGGAACTGTCCCACACATGCTCGCAGGGGTCGCAGGAGACCCTATACTTACAAAGTAATCAACGGAGACAACTCTCAAATGGCAACCCGAGCACGAATTGGTCTTGAACTCTCTGACGGATCTATTCTTTCTGCTTACCACCATTGGGATGGTTATCCTGAATGGTTGGGTCGTATTCTCCGTACCCATTACAACACCCGTCAGAAAGTTGCCGAACTGATTGATGGTGGTGATATGTCTTGCTGTTGGACTGATGATCACTTCCGCACTTCTGAAGGTGTAGAAAAGAAATCTGAATATGGTCCTCAGTATTACTCTGAGCGTGGTGAAGATTGCCCCCCTCGCCTTGATGCTAACAAATATGAGTATCTTGCTGAGGGTGAAGAGTATGCTTACATCTACACTCTGAAAGGTGAGTGGGTATGCTATGATCGTCACCAGTGGGGAACTAAAATGCCTGAAGTTGTTGAAATCCCCTCTGCTGCCCTTGCTGTTTAATTCTTAGGTAAATTATTATGAAACAACAAAACGGATTTATTGACCCTGCAGTTGCTGCTATTACTGTAGGTGTGGTAGTGATTGGTGGTCTTATCTTCATTGGTGGACCTCAATACAATGTGTGGCAACAATCTCTTGCTGGTAAAGCAGAACTGCAAAAAGCAGAATATACCCGACAGGTTGCTGTTTTGGAAGCACAAGCAAAGAAAGATTCAGCACAACAACTTGCTGATGCTGAAATTATCCGTGCCACTGGTGTTGCCAAGGCAAACCAAATCATTGGTGATTCGCTGAAAGATAATCGTGAGTATCTTCAGTATCTTTACATTACTGGTCTTGAAGAAGGATCTAACAAAGGTAATGTGACCATCTATGTTCCCACTGAAGGTGGTATGCCCGTTCCTACTCTTCAAATGAACAAATGAACAAAAAGTACATTGTTGTTGGATTGATTGGTTTTGCAGTTATTCTTGGTTGGAATGTTTTCCTAATCCAGCGTGATGATGCAATGTATAAATCATATTATCGTCAACAAGCAACTCAACACCTAAAATGATCCCAAAACGACTCCGCGACCTCATTAAACAAGCAGAAATGGACAAAGTAGCAGAAGAGTTTTGGAAAGAAATTGAGCGTGAAGCAGCAAAACTTGAAGTGACAGTTGACTATTATCTTGCAGAGTTTTACTGATGACTTTTCTACTTGGAATGGGACTAGGTTCTCTACTTACCATTGGGTTTGCATTTTTGATTGCTTCCGATGATGATGTTGACAATTCTATTCAATGACATTAAACTAAAGAGGTAATTTACAAAGACAAATGACACAAAAGTTTCTTTACATCGTTGACCACTACATTCCTTTTCCATCTAGTGAATACGGTGGACTTTGGAATGTAATTGCCAAAGATGACAATGAATGTTTTGATTTAATTGCTGCGGAGGATGAAGGAAACTTCTATGAGCAACATTACACTACTCTTCGCGAAAATGTGTTAAACTCAAGGACTTATGCTCTTGCAGAAGATGTAGAATCTGTAGTAGTTGAATCTTTTACGACCTGATGACTCACCATGTTGCTCACACCAATAAAATGGTGTTTGATTTGAAGAAACAGTATCAAGATCGCATTGAACAACTGCAAAGTAAAATTGCAGAACAAGAACACGAAATCTTACAACTGCAAAAACAAATTGAGTACATGTCGCGAGACAAGTTCTATGATTGCTGAGTTTCCTCATCATCCACCAAAGGGGTATTCTTATGAGTTCGAAGAGTTTAAGCGCGGAGTTATTGCTATATGGTTGCATTGCCATCGCAAGTTTGATTACAATAATGGTGCTGCAACAAAAACCATCTGGGGATTCTACAAGTCCAAGACCAGAGAATACTTCGCCCCCATCAATAGTAAAACCATCGGTGCTCGTGTAAATATCACGGACACGCGAAACTACACCGCAATGCCCATTAAACAATCTCCACTAGATGCGTTCTTTGTATGAAATACAAACCACAAGTCAATGATTATGTAGAATGGACAAAGGGTGTTGAAGGTTGGGTTTATTTTAAGGATGACGAATACATTACTATCGAGTACATTGTTCGTCCTAAAGATAAAGTAAACTATCATGCTTGCCCTATTCATGCAAACGAAAGATTGCTTGTGGTTTGTTACAAAGAAGATTGGAAACAGTTGAAGTATGTTAAATCAAGACAATCAAAACATGAAGAAGAACAAGACTGCATGGCGCTGGTGGGCAAAAGCATTGGGTGAAAAGGCAAGCAAATGTGATAAAGAATCTGATAAGGTTGCAATTATTCGCACTTTTATATTTGCAACTTATTTGATTACTAATGCTTTTATTTGTGCTGGTGTGATTCGACATTGGAACGATGAAACTAAAATCGAAGTATTTGTTGAAACTCCCTCACAATTTGAATATCAAACTCCGAACCCACTTCAAAAAGCAAATAGGACTCTTGAGTTTGAGTAAAAATAAATAATCAAAAAAACAATAGACAAATGTTGACATTCAAAGAGTTCTACGAAATTTGTGAAGGTAAAAAACCAAATACTCCACCACACGCAGTTCCTGGAACTTATAAAGAAGTTGATGGAGTAAAAAGTTACACTCTCCAGTCACATTCAGGTCCAGCAGGTAAACCAAAGAAAAAAGAAATAGAAAAACTCATTGTTAATCGTAGTGGCGGTGGTGCTGTAAAGAGAGAACTCAAGCGTAGAGAAAAAGCAGCGAAGAAGGTAAAGGAAGAGTTGCAGACTGAGCAAAGTCCAACAATGGAACCTAATTTGTATAACCAACAAGTTGCTAGACAATCTGCTACTTGGAAGGGGAAACAGATTAGACAATCTCATGGAGAAATGCAAAGCAGAGCACAATCTGAACTTGCAGCAAAGAAGGCAAGACTCAAAGCAATTATGAGTCGCTAAATTATTCACTTTTGACATCTAATTCATGACTACTGCCCAAATCATTGCAGGAACCGAAGCAAAGCGCATCGGTCATCTTAATGAACAGCGCATTTGTGATTGGTTGAATACTAAAACTGCTGGTCATGTTGTTGATGGAAAACCCAAGACAAAGCAAGACATCATTAACAACGAAACTGGTGTTTCTTACAGTCTCAAATCTGTCAGTAAGAATCACACTCAATGTCACCTAACTTCTACTGAAAGGTGGTGTGAGTTTTTTAACATTGCTGGAGATCTCCGTCTGTGGTTTGATTCTTTCTTTGGTATTCCTGGAAAAGATGTAAGCAAAGGTCAAAGTCGTCAACATCGACTCACTAAAAGTCAAATTGATGATGGATACAATGATTGGGCGATTGAATGGTTCAATCAACACAAACTTGAAATCTTCGATGTGATTGTCCGCCGCGGCATGAGCGACACTCCAGTTGATTATTTGATTTGGTTTGATAAACCTACTACTAATACTCAAGTGTACTCTGTTGAAGATCTTGAGCAACTGGTGTATAATGGACAATGGGTATTGAATGAGACCACACTACATTTTATTGACTCAAATGGCAATAAAATGTTTCATCTTCAAATGAAAGGTTCGGGTAAAAAATATACCTCTGGTTATCATGGATTGATGTTTCATATTTACAAAACTTTCTAATGTTTTCTATTGAGTTAGTTACAACAAAAGCACAAAAGCAAGAAGTAAAAAATATCATCGAGAACTATCACAGTTATGTCGCATCTGCAGCATCTGTAGGTAGACGGATTGATTGGTTGATTTATTATACTCAGGAGGGTTTACTTCCTGAGTGTATTGGCATGATTGGACTTGGTTCTTCAGTATATCCACCACCGAAAGATTTGTTGAAAAAGGTAAATCTCAGTAAAGATGAATATCGAAAGGTTTTTAACAACTTCGCAAATAATTGGAGATTTTGCCTAAAGAGAAAGATACCCAATGCAGGCACACAGATTTTGAAACTTGTTCGCAATTCTTGCCAAGAAGTATGGAAAGAAAAATATGGTGATGATCTATCGCATTTGCTCACATTTGTTGCAGGTGGAAACACTGGTGCAGTTTATAAAGCAGATAATTGGGAAGTTATAGGTGAAACCGCAGGACTTCCTGCCCACAAATCATCTTCAATGAAATGGGATAGTGGAGAACAATTAAAGCAAAAGTTTGTTAAACCTACTGGAGAAAACAAGAAAATCATACTTTATAAGAAACTTTGAGACAGTTCTCAAACTGTCACAAGACACTTGATTTCCACACCAAGATCAGTTAAATTACATTTGTTCAGTCAAGGAGCACTTCATGAACACCTTTGATGATTTCCAAATTGAAGAATCTGATGGTTTCGACTTTGCAGAAGCATCTTATGATGGACTCTTTGATGAAGTCGAAGATGAGGAAAAGTCTTTCAATTCTTTTCTAAACTCCAACTACGATTATTGATTATGACTGATACTGTAAATGTTCTGCCACATCTTCAAGAACTGAAAGATGCTTGGCGTCGTCAAGATTTTATTTTTACGAAACAGCAACAAGAAGAGTACAACATGTTGATTGCTGCTCGCCGTGAAAGGGTAAAATACTTTTACGATAATGATTTGGTGTGCAAAATCAGCAAATCTGCTCAAGATAAGATGAAAGAGGACAATTAAACAACTGTCACGCAGGAACCCACAAGGTTCCTGTTTTTGTTTTATGATCAACCTGTGACTCAAACACCAATGCAAAACAAGCACATCGAACATCCTGAAGATACCATCTTGACTGGTGATCTTTCAGTTCTTGATTGGTTCACTGCCGATTCTCATGTCAGTGTCAAGATTGATGGCGCTCCTGCTATTGTGTGGGGTCGCAATCCTGCTAACGGTAAGTTTTTTGTTGGCACCAAATCTGTGTTCAACAAAGTAAAAATTAAAATCAATCATTCTCATGAAGAAATTGATCAAAACCATGAAGGTAAAGTTGCGACTATTCTTCATGCTTGCTTTGATAGTCTACCTCGCACAAGTCATATCTATCAAGGTGATTTTATTGGTTTTGCTGGGAGTGATACTTATTGCCCCAACACGATCACTTACAAGTTCCCTGAGGTGATTGAGCAAAGTGTAATCATTGCCCCTCACACTGAGTATGATTGTGAAGATGATCTTCGCAATGCTGTTGCATATCCTATCAGCAAACAGTTTGCTGATACTCTGGATGTGAAATGGGTGCAACCAGAAGCATCTATTTGTCCTTATCGCGAAGACATCGAAGACTTCTGCAAGTTTGCTAAACAAATGAGCACTCTTTGCACCTTTGTGAATGATAAACAAGCAAAAGAACTCAAAAAAGTCATCAATTCCTACATCCGCGAGGGTAGTGAGGTGGATGAGCATGAAATTGCAGAAAATTATGATGTTGACATCAACCTGCTTCGTTTGTGGAAGTTGATTGAGTCTATCAAAATGGACATGTTCTTTTACATTGAATGTGACACTGACATTCGATGTGAAATTGATGGTGGAATCAGTGATCATGAAGGTTATGTCATGCACAATGAGTTTGGAAGTTACAAGATTGTAAATCGTGATGAGTTTTCTCATCAAAACTTTGCTCTTCCTAAGCAATGGACTTAATAAATACCTAAAAAGTGTTTGTTAAGATGTCAAAGGATCAAACAGAAGTAGGAATCACTGGCAAACCCATCCCAAAACCAAGAACTTTTGAGGAGTTTATGAGCATTTGTGAAGCAAAAGTTCCATTCGCTCGTGATGCTGGCAATTTCAAGTATCCTAAGAAAACTGGTGAAGAAAAGGCACTGAATAAAGCAGAGCGCCTAAGTCAGTCTCAAAGTGCTAAAGATCGTCAAAGAGCAAATAAGATTCGCAAAACTACAAAAACAGTAGCAGATCGTGATACTGCACAAGCAAGATCTGATGCTATGACAACACATTATCGTTCGCAGCAGAAAAGAGCAAATAAACTTGCTCGCGGCGCCGACAGTGACACCTGATTAACTGTCCACCAGGCGCACCAGAATCGCCTCTGATGCGCTTATACTGACTTTGTTGAATCAAACCACGCAACCGATGGTATTTCACTACACTACCAACTGGAAGGAAGGTAAAGTGAATCAAATGTGGATTCAGGAGGTTGGTAAGAACCTTTATGTTGCTGTTGCATACAATCCCGAAAGAAACAGCAGCATGGTGGTGAGCAATCCTCGCTGCTACAATGATACCCTTGATTGGGTTTGTCGTTGGTGTGGCACTTTCTCTATTCTTCCCACTGCTTGCTGATTATGAACAACTATCGACTCTTGATTGAGTATAAAGTCCCCAACAGTGCAGAGACTTATTATGAAGAAACATTCATTAAGTCTCGTTCATCTTGTGGCAAGATTGCAGACGATTACCTAGCACGAGATCGCACAAATCTTATCCGCTCTGTTGAAGTTACCCCTGTTTGATTATGTATCGCACTCTTTCTGAACTTCGTGACTCTATCAACCAAATGATTGAGAGTCAAGGTGAGAACGCTCCCTGTGCTGCGTTTGTATTCACTCAACACGATGTTGTTGAGTTTGATGGTGAGGACAATCAAGAGAAGTATTTTTCTTCTCTTTTCACTCAAGATGTGCTCGCTGATGTAGGTGGTTCCGACTACATTTACGAACAGATTGGTGAGGTGATTGATGATTCAATCCGTGACCGTAAGGGTCTGGCAATCTACGCAAACTGATTATGACTAACAAAACGCAACTTTTTGAGTTTCTGTATGAAACTTGCAAAAAGAATAATGGTGTCTTAGAAGATACTTTGCGTAACTACATTGACTCCTTAGATGAGGTGGAACTTTGCGAACTTGAGGATTTTCTTGTCAAC